ACAGCAGCCATTTCGCTAACTTGCTTTCATAAAAAACTTTCATACATCTTTCCATTTATATTAGTTTGTTAATTAACCGGGTTTTCGTAATCATGGTCACCCAAATCAGCATACGAATACGAAATGCCATTTTTATTGGTTGAAATCCAGACTCCTCCCAATGATATGAATTCATAAACACCAGGCTCTGTGATATGAGCTTTATTGCAATAATGGTATTGACCGTCAACCAACTCCATATCATTAAATCCGTCCGATGTCACAACTGACACATAGCCATATGTGCTCCCTGAAGAATTATTATATATGATCAAGGATATTTTCATACCCACACATTGGGCAGAGCTGGGAAGCATGTATTCACTTTGGCCTATTCTACTGGGACGCCCATTGCCAAAATCCGAACCAAAATTGGGGTTCAGGTAAAAGTAGCCTTCATTGGAACTAAACCCATGTATCTTTATGAATGCCGCTGTCGCTGTAATTTTTCCTTGAACATTGACTTCTCCAGTCTCACCATCAATGTTACAAGTGACATTTCCATTCTTATCCCTTGCCAATACGTTCTGTACCACCAAATCATCCACAAGGATTTCATCGGCACGTATCTTTCTTATTAAAGCCATATCCATAGCTACAAACATAAACTGCTGTGCCGCCTCCCAATTCGCATCACCGTCTATCGAGGTAGGTGCGACAGTGACCGACGTACCGTAAGCCCGTACCCGAAACGGAATGGTGCGATTGTTGAATGTGGCCAGTACGATGTCATGGTAATCTTCATTCCAGACATATGTGTTGCCCTTGGCGAAAAAACCTCTCGGACGCGGCTCACTGGCATCCCGTCCGCTTGAACCGTCATAGCTGACACCCACGGACATCTCCGCAATGAAACTGTCATTCCATGCCGAAGCGTCAGCCTGGCTCTGGTAACAGCGGACAGAGAAAGTTGAATACCCTGCAGAAGCGTTGACCGTAATCTCGGAAGCCCTCGAAGGCCCTGCGATGGAACTCCATATCCCGTTGCTGTACCCCCGTGCGGCCAGATAGCCGTCCGGATAAGTCAATGTGGCGCTACCAAGCGTCCGCTTGGCATAGACGCGGAAAGCTGAAGGAACAAGCGAACCGGCATTGCTCACCCGTATATTGCTGCATGTACTGATGAGATAGACCATGCCGCCGTCTGATGTCAGTTGTTCCCATTCGTCGGTGTTCACTTCTTCGGTAATAATATAACCGTAGGACTTGCCGCCGTTCTGGGTCTGAGTGATTCGCCTCCCGTCATGAGTTGTCTGAGTCCATAGAGGTGGATTCGAAGTGTCAACCTTTGAGAGCCAGGAGCGACTCCCCATCGTACAGATGGTGAGCTTTTTGTATGGAGTATTAGCCGTGCGCCACTCACCGCCAGCCTTGACGGATTCGCCGTCACCGCCAGGTTTTCCAGGATTACCGTCGTTGCCATCCACAACCATGGGTATAGTTTCCCGGTCCACGACCTGCCCACCCACATAAAAGACAAATTGCAGCTGCTTTGTAAAGTTCTTCGGGGAGATGGACGTGCCGTTCTGTATCTCGATCTCCGAACCATCGTCCTTACTGTATTTCAGCACACCATCCGTCGTAACAGCTGTACTGCCACCGACCGACTTGGTACGTGTACATGACACGCTTGCCACACTATAAGTGCCGTCCTTCCGCTTGCTTACCGATGAGACGGAAGGCACCAGCCTATAGAGTATCGCATCACTGCCCGGATTACCGGCACGTACACCGGCAATGGTGAACACCAGCTCACGGCTTATATCCGTATCCTGTACCGTAGCCGTAACGGTTATCCTGACCTCTGAACGTGCAGGCATCGAAATACCGGAAGCCACGGTAAACGCTATCACACCCGTATTGACATTGTAGCTCTCCGTGACACCGGCAGGGGTCACGCATGAAATGGACTTGAGCTGTAGCTTCTTCGTACCATACCACATGCCGACGGTTGTATTGAGCACGGATTGCGAAACAGTCTTTCCTTCGTATGTCAAGGCAATGCTCTCCATCTCGTTGTCGAAATCGGCTACAATGGCCGACTCACCGTCAAAGCCCCACTTGGCCCAGATGGCGGCCGGTGAAAACGCACTCCATACACCGTCCTTCTTCGTGCGGCAGCAAGCCCACTCGTATGGCAGGCTCTCGCTGACACCAATCGGGTCATCGTGCCAGCCGGACGGAACATAGTCATCCACCTGCGAGGTGGCAGGGGTTGCCGGAGCGATATTCTCTGTCGTATGCTTGAATATCCACTCATAATCCCTACCGTCACGCCCGTCCTGGCCGTTCTCCACCAGCAGCTCATACTCGGCCGTGTTCAAGTCCCCGGTAATGGTATAACCGTAGGACTTGCCGCCGTTCTGCGTCTGCAGGATGCGTCTTCCCTCATTGGTCGTCTGAGTCCACATCGGAGGATTGTCGGTACCATCAGGAGCGACACATAAAAAGACACGTCCGGCCATCTTGGTAATACCCATGTAAGGTATATGCTTTCCGGTTTCCCATTCACCGCAGTTGGTAATGCTTGTACCGTCTGCACCCTTGCTGCCAGTCACACAGATGGCGTTCGTTGTGGTACTTGTACCATCAGTAAAGACTATCCTTGTCCGGGTCCAGATATACCAGCCGTTTTTCCACGCCGGAGAGTCTGTCTGCCACTCGCCTCCGGTTGTGGTGGCCGATGAAGAGGAAAGGTAGTATTCTTCGGTAATGGACTTGATGCCCTTGCCGTCGGCTCCCTGCCCACCACTGATACAAGCCGCTTGAGTGTACTTGACTTCGCCATCAGAATAGACAATCTTCGTCCGCGACCAGATATACTTGCCGGCTTCCCATTCAGGGGAGGTAGTCTGCCAACCGTCCACCGGGGCAATGACATTAGACACCGATATCGCGTATTCCACATCGGTAGACTTGATACCCTTGCCGCTTTCTCCCTTGGCCGCATATTTCAGCCAGTCGGCATTGCCGTCTGCCGGTTCTGTAGACGTGCCTTTCTCATTGACACATATCCATGAGCTGCCGTTATGCGTCACCTCATCATAATAGGCATACTTCTCACCCTTTTTCCACGTACCTTTAAATAGCGGTACCCGGAAAGCCTCGCCGGTGATGTCATCCACCTGGAATATCTTGCCGGACATGATGACGTGGCGAAAAACAGCCGAGTAGTTGTCGGCCGGAATGCCATGCACGGTACGACCTTTCTTTTTGCCAATCCATGAGACTTCCTGGGCAGGCTCGACATCCCAAGTATTGGCGTGGTCGAAGAAAGTGATGCAGTTGTTGCCATTAACCGTATCAATCAGGATGTACGTCTGCCTATCCTCATCCGTGAAGTTACCCGTTTGGGCGAGTACCATCGCATCCCCCGGCTTCCAGTCGGTACCCGGTTTCGGCGTCATGACGAATGTCTTGGCAGTGTAATCGGCAGAAGTCACCCGGAACTTCATCTCCTCGAACCCCTGCAGCTTGCCTTCAGGTGACTTGGTGACGAAGTAGGTGGTCAGAATGTCATCGACAAACTGGCTCAGACCGTCGGCATCGGTCAGGTCAGGGGTTATGGTATAGCTACCGTCACCATTATCGCTCCATTCCTTGACCGTACATCCACCTCCGGGAGAGGCACACATCCTGCCTTTGAAATAGGTCACACGGTTATAGGCAATCTCCGGAAAAAACACACGTTTGCGGAAAATGCCCTCTTCCATTTCAAGGATGCCATTCTTATCGATACACCCTCCGGAAATACCGCTGATGAACTCGCCGAACTTGACCCAATCTCCGAAGGTTATGGGGAAAGGAGTGCCGTCAGCCTGGTCTTTGCGAAGGAACACCTTTGATAATTCTTCGATGCTCATTCCTTGTTGAATGAGTTCAAGAATGCCAATAAATGTCCGTCCAACCCTCTCTGCGGTATTCTCTCCCTCAGAAGAGGCGTTCCTTATCTGTAGAGCAAGTTTCCTTAATATGTCAAGTGTATCAGGCATTATTCACCAAGTACTCTAAAAGTTACACGATTAGCATTAATCCCTCCACTTCCCCTATACAGCGGAAAGTCTTTTTTATTATCATTCAAATACCGAACACATTCTTTCATATACCTATCAGCAACAGAGAAAGCATCATTATAAGCCATAAGTTTCTCCTTAAAATCAGAACGCGATGAATATTCGTTATCTTTATTGACAAATCCAAAACGGGTGACATTTCCATCTCCATTTTTCACGATACGAGCATAGGTATAATATGCCAATGTCGTTTTCAGCCCTACAAAGGAACGTTTGCCTCCACATTCTATGGTATAAGAACTACCATTAAGCAACTCACTATAATTTTCCGGATGTTCTTTCACATCTAAGAATAAAGCATCACCCAAAGCTGACTTCAAATCAATGTTCTCCGACTCCCGAATATATGCCTCTATCTTTTCCGTATCGATGTGTATTGACATCGTACGAGCCAACTTATAGACCTCATCTGTTGTTATTAGACATCGCAGCATTTCTTATATATTTAAGAGGTTGTACACTAAAGTCATTGGAAGGATTGAGAGGTTCATACCAATGCGCAAAAATTTTCTGAAAAGCCCGTTCAATCATGCGTTGTTGCTTTGACACAATAGAGTTATAGTATTCAAAAGCATCTTCCAATATATCCCCAGAAAAACCAACCTTACCAATCCGGATACAATACCAAGGCTCCTGCCCGAAAGCCGAATAAATACGTTCAACCACACTGGCATCAGTAACGGTAAACTCCTTATCATAATTTTTAGGACTAATATCCACAAACTCCGGTTTTTCTTCATCAGATTCCAAGGTTACCTCTAAGACCTTTGTCGCATTGGTGTCTCCTTGTAATTGCACGATAGTATCAGAAAAACCAGTATCTTCATTAGTCCTATCCTCTTTTATAGGATTTCCGTTTTCATCAAAACGTACCGAAGAAGCACCTGGAAAATCCAGTGTAAGCTGCCCCCTAAAACCAAGCGATTCTGCCCCCTTAAAACATTCAACAATGCCCCCTTAAAAAGTCTTGACCGAT